TCCAATTGTCCGGTAGGAATCTTAGAAAAGTTAAGCGAAGATGATTATTGTGATGTCAGGAAGGCAGTAGCAGAAAATCCCAATTGTCCAATAGGAACCTTAGAAAAGTTAAGTAAAGATGATTATTGGATTATTAGAGAAACTATAGCATCGAATCCTAATTGTCCAATAAAAATATTAGAAACGTTAAGCGAAGACAGCGATTGGGATGTTAGAATAACAGTAGCAAGTAATCCTAATTGTCCAACGGATGTGTTAAAAAAAAATAAACGAAAATGAATACTAAAACAAGTAATCAATTAGTTGAAAATTTTATAAAAACTTACAAAGGCAAGCCACCCCGTATTGGAACACCACCTTATGGCCCTCAAGAAGAAAAGGCTGTGTTTGTCCATTTTCGAGCACTTGTTAAAAAATTTTGGAAGATATCTTACAATAGTAAAGAAAACATTATTCTTTTAAATTCCCTTTTTTTAGATAGTAATTGCGATTTAAATACTCTTCATGTAAATGATTTTGATGGGAAAAATCGTAATATTGTTCATCGGTTTGTAACTGACCACCCTGAAGAATGTACTCCTACTCTTGTAAAAATCAATAAGGAATTACTTGATTTTCGTAGCATAATCATTGTTCAAAACAGTGGATTAGCATTTACAGTAGCCAAAAATTTTATGTCCTACCTTCAGAGGTACACTGTCCAATGGAAAGATATTAAACAATGTGCATATTTGGGACTGTTTAATGCAATCGAGCATTATGATCCATCTTATAATGTTAGATTTTCCACCTATGGATATCCATGGATTCATACGCATATTAGAAAAGCCTTGGTAAGCAATGAATTGTACATGGTAAGAGTTCCTATGGATTGTACTAGCGGCAAAAAAAAGATAACCCGATATCGGGATGCGTCACTCGACGCCACCCTGCCTGGCTCTAGCGATCCATGGATCGAATGCATACCTAGCAATACCACATCAGGCATTGAAGCAATTGATATTTCTTATTTATATAAAAATATTTTGCCATCTTTAGGAGTTTTTACATCAAAAAAACGTGATCTTGATATGTTTTGTATGAGGTTTGGCCTTCCACCATATGATGATGTATTTCTTCTTAAAGAAATTGGACGAAAACATAACCTATCACGAGAACGGGTTAGACAAGTAATTAATAGAATTATTGGTATTATTAAAGAAAAGATTGATTCTGAAACGATATCTACAAAAATAACTCAAGAATATTTATAATTATTCTAATCCTTCTCTGTTACTTTTTTAAACAAAATTTCCAATGTTTCTGATACTTTCTTGATTTTATTTCTTCTAATCATCTCGGAAGGTGTCATTTTCTTTTTGCTTTCAATTCCACACGCCTTTCTCAAAACACTATAAGCAATAGCAATATCTTGTTTAGAAGGTGGATCTCCTTTCTTTTTATGCAAATTGACATTATAGTTAAAAGCATCTATAGAACATCGCTTCCTTAATGGCATCTATACTTTCCTTTTAATTAAATTTTTGTGTTTTTCACAAACCCCAATTACCTTTCTACTACCATTTACTCGATATAATCCATTAATTTCCTCTGGATATAAGCCATAGTCCGCCTTGCCGCCACAAATATAACAGAAATTTGAAAAGTTAGTAATAGGGCCTTGATAATCACAAAAATTTCCTCCACTAGCAGGAGATTTGCATCCTTTCTTAGACGTACATCGAAAGCTACCATCCTCTTGTTTAAGGTTTAGTTCTTTCCCCTCCCACAACCTGTCACAAGCTGCACAAACAAAAATCCACCCAGACTGCATAGCTCGTACAATATCATTTCGTGTCATTTGCGCTCCATTTAGCGCCCCTTATTCTTATATGTTGATTGTAGGGGTTTTTCACTATAGTGTAAAAATGTGTTAATCCTATTTTTTTACATTCCTCCATGGCTTTGTCAACTAAATTCTTTATTATATTTTCTGTTATTTCTTCAGGAAACTTGCCAAGATTAGCCATATGCGATCTAGCATATATTGGTTCTATAATTTCAGAATCAACAGTTGTATAATCTTTTTGTTGTACTAGACTGCCATCCTTATAAATGCCACAAATTGGAGCAGTCATAACATGAAATTGTTCAGGTATCCAACTGGATGGAATTTTGACAGTAATCATTTCGCCGTCCATTACTGTTTGAAAATTATTATCATAATGTACTCTTATTTCAATGGATGCTTTATCCATGTATTATTCTCCTCCATGGAATTCTAATGCCTCATCGTAAGTTACTTTGTCAATAATTTTTAAATGTTGAGGATGAATATAAAAACCTGCAATGTCAGGTCCTTGTTCTATTATATTGTTAATAATATAATCAGATATATCATAAATTTCTTTATCTTTTTTATATTGCTTTTTTTCGTCCTTACTAGGATTTTTAGGTTCTTTGGGAGGTTCCTTGTCTAAATATTCTTCCGGTCTTAATTCATCTATATTCCAATCTATTTCAAGATCATAATAATCTATTTCATGCAGCATACATCTTAATGGCTCAGTTATAGTGCCTACCAAGTTACCTATTAATTGAGTTACTTTGTATATTACTTCACTAGCAATATGATTATAATCACGATCGCTTAAGGTTGAATCAAGTTCACCTTCTTGTTCCATGCTATGAAGCAAATTGCTTACTCCAGTATCCGCAATTTCTTCATCAGCATAGTCTGCTACTATTACCACATCACCTGCAAGTGCTTCATTTTCTTCACGTGTACTTTCTATTTTTTTTCTTCTTTCTTCCTTTTCTTTTTTTATACGTTCTATTCTTTTTTGTACAGTTCCTTTAACTTTTGATACTTTTTCACTTATTATTAATTCTATTTTATTCCATAATTCACCATAATATTTTATTAAATCTGATTGAGAAAGAGAAACATCTTTTGCATTAAAATATTTATGACCACTATAATAATTTATATTGTATGAAAAACCTACTTTAGCCATATCATTTGTACGAGTATCTGAAAATTCATCAATTATAAAAAAAGGAATTTCACCTTTTTCTATAGTATCATCAAAATATTTTTGTCCTCTCTTTTTTCTGGCTATACACCATTTAGTATCTGGCGCAATCGTTCTACAAGATTTAGAATCTTGAGGCATATATATTGAAAATCTTTTTACCTTACCGATTAAATCAGCTTGTTTATGACGCGCTTTTTTCTCTTTAAGCGACTTTAATTCATATTTTTCAAAACCTTCTATAAAATCTTTAAACTCTTTAACTTCTTTTTTAGTCCAATATAAAATATCAAATTCTTTTTTTGATATCAAATCTGATTTGAATGCTTTTTTAAATTTACCTCTACTGCTAAAATTACTAAACTTAATAATTAATTCTACAATTAAATCTTTATTTTCTCCTTTTTCAATTTTTTTAAGAACATAAGGAAAAAATTTACCAATATGAACTTTATGTTTTTGCAATTTCTCTATAATAGAAGCATATTTAGGATATTTTTGTTTTAACTGTTCCGGCGTAGCTTCAATTAGTAAATTAATTTGTTCCAATAACCAATAATTTATTTGAAATATGTTCATTTTCTTACTCGTTATTTGTCTTTTTTTCAAAAAACCTGCAAAGCCCGTCCGGACTAACCTCACCTTCTACTTTATGACACGAAGAAGGTGTTACAAATTTAATACATAAACTACATATTTTATCTGGATCAGTGGATATTTCTATATAGTTAGCATCTTCTTGAGAAACTTTTTTAGGCTTTTCTTTGTCTTTTTCGTCTTTTTGCGGTTCTTCTTTGTCTTTTTCCTTTTTAAGAACAGGTTTAGGATCAATTCTATTTCCATCTTTATCAATATTAGTATCTTCTTTTCCTTCCTCTTCTTCTTCGCCTAAAAACTGTCTTACTATCTGTTTCATCTCTAATAGAATACTCATTTTGTTCTCCTTTTGCGATCTTCTTTCCTGGCAGCTATCAGTTTAGCTAAATGAGCCTTTCGTTCTTGTGGAGGCACTCTTCTTTTATGTCTACGATCTATCTTTTTTCCTTTAGTCGTCTCTTTGTATATTTTATACAAATCGTCTATATCTTTTGCTACTTTCTTTTGTATTTTTTCTCTTTCTTTTTCATTTTTCTTAAAAGATTTATAAAATTCTTCTCTTTCTTTTTTTCTTCTTATTTCCTTATTTTTTCTTTCTTTTTCTTCTTCCTGTTCTTTTTTTCTTTCTTTATCTAAAAAATCAAGAAAATCTTTTTCTGCCTTTTGTCGTCTTTTTTTCTCTTCTTCCTCTCTATCTTTTCTTTCTTGTTTTTCTTTTTCTATTCTTCTAATCTTTTCTCGTGCTCTTTTTTGTTCATCTTCCCTTTTCTTTTCTAATTCTGCTCTTTTTCTTTCCTTATCTCTGTTTATCAAATCAAGAAGATCTTTCTCTCTTTTTTCCTTACCAATCATCCTTAATGCATCAACAGGTTCTTTCTTTTGTTTTACTACTTTTTTTCCTTTCTCCTTTTTCTGTTTTATTATTTCTTGTGTTGCCTTTTTTACTCTTTCTCTAATTTCTTTTTCCTTTTTTATTCTTTCTTCTTTATCTTTCTTAAGTTGCTCTATTGCTTTTTGTATTTTTTTAACTTGTTCAGCTGCTGTCTCTTTTGCTTTTTGCCATGTTGATTTTTGTTCTTTTTCTGGTTCTTTTTCTGGTTCTTTTTCTGGTTCTTTTTCTGGTTCTTTTTCTGGTTCTTTTTCTGGTTCTTTTTCTGGTTCTTTTTCGCCTTTATAATTTACCTCTTGAGCTGCATCTTTTATATCTGCTCGTTCATCTCCAGTAATTTCTTTAGGTACTTTTGTTTTTTCCCAATTATTCATAAGAGATGTAAGCAACTTTGCTTCAGACATGAATGAATATACCATATCTAATATTTGTCGGTATAAATCTTCATTCTTTTTTGGATCATTTAATTTTCTTGCTACCCTAGTCGAAGACTCAATATGCTTTCCAAGCATTTCCATCTGAGCAATAACTCTTTTTTTCCAAAACTTTGTAACAATTTTTCTATGTTGATCCGTTAATGCCTCATGACTTCTAAATTTAGCTATTAAATCACTAATAATGCCTTCAACAATAACATCATTATTACTTTCTTGTAATATCTTTTCTAAGTCATTAATAATACTTTTGTTCATTTTATCTTCCTTAAGTGTTAAGTTTTCTTTCTGGAACAAATTTACTTCTTTTGATTAATTCTAAATTAAAAGTGTCAGAGGTTATTCCAGTGTCTTTATCTTTTCCAACATCTACTACGTTAAAATAATTATTATTAATTTTTACTACGTCACCTATCTTAGGATAAGTGTTTACCAACGACAACTCTATCATCTTTTCATTCCAAGTATCTCGAATAATTTTAATTCTAGTCGCCTTCTGGGTCCGTTTTCCTGCTCCATCTACATCGACTTCAGTATTTAAAAATGCATAGAAAAATTCCAATTCAAACCCATACTGTACCTCTTCATGGTAGGCGTCATTGATCGGCTCGTCATAAAGAGGATTTCTTGAGCTTTGATCTATTTTAAGAATTAAATATCTTCCTATAATTACGCCTGCCATCTCATCCAGATCGATAAATTTTTCGTTTAATCCCATGCCAAATCCGGCACAATTGGACCCGTCACTTGTAGTTCCTTTTAATGCTTCTATTTCATCTATAATGTCTCTAAAAAAAGTTTTTTCAGTATCGAGACATTTTGGTCTTGAACTACAAGTCATTTTACCAAATTACCTTTCCACCTAGTAAAGTCACTAGGTTAGAAACTGCACTTTTTATTGCTTCTATGTTTCCCATTTCTGTCATGGCACTTATGTTGTTAACAAAAGCAGGATTGTCATCAACGCCTTCTACTTTAACAAATGAACTATTTGTCTTTTCTAAACCTAATTCATCATTGGTAGAACCGCCTCCAAATTTCATAATTAACCCTTCAACTGGAGTATCTTGAAGCTTGGGTGGAATATATTTTTTAGGTGCAATTGAATTACATTCGCTAAGAGCAGGCTTATCATCGTCTCTACTGTTTTTGGTAATTGAATCTAATATACCAAATGAAGCATTTTCTTTATTTCTTGTTCCATTTCCAATACCTGCTATCTGAGCTAATTCATCCATCATGTCTGAAATGTCTGAAATTTCTTTCATTATTTTTCCTGTTCAAATGTTTAATTGATCCTTTTAATAAAAATCTTCTTATTATTAAGATAGCTTATCCAGTTTAGTTTTTAACCATTTTCTTATATCTAATCGTTTTTTATCCTTAATAGCCCGGCTCCATGCCGGCTTTTGTAACATCTTGTTCTTAACTAATCCTTTGATTTTTTTTTCTTTATCTAGCAAATCCAAATATTCCTTTTCAATTTTTTTAGCCTTTCTATTAAAAGCGGCCGTCTTTGCTCGGCCACCTTTCTCTTGAGTATGCTTTAAATCTCTATTAACTCCCCTTTTAGTCCGCTTTATATCACTAACCCTACCAACAGCAGAACCATGCTTGTAAAAAGGTGGTTCACCTTTTTTAGTACCCTTATGGTAAGGTCGGGACATAACATGTCGGCACATGCTAAAAGCGCCAAATTCTCTACTCTGTCCTTTCCATTTTTTAAATCCACTTCCTTTTTTGCTAACCGCTACCGTGCAATGCTTTATAAGCGTTGGAGTATTTTTAAGATCGGACTTTAACTCAGTTAAATAATTATCAATTTTTATATATTTACTCATTAAAATTGCCAAATTATTTTATGCTTTTCTTTTTCTTCTTCTAATTTCTCTAATCTCTACCTCTTCCTTGTCTTTATCATCATCGTCATCCTTTTTTTCTTCTTCATCTGGCTCACCAGTATACCTGGCTTCTCTGGCTGCATCTTGCATATCCAATCGCTCTAATCCTGTAACTTTTTGAGGAACCTTTCTTCTTTCCCAGTTATTCATAAATGTAATTAACAATCTCATTTCAGACATGGCATTATATGTCATCTCTAACAATTGTTTATACAAACTGGGATTCTTCTCAGGGTCTCTAAGTTTTTTAGTTACTCGAGCAGTAGCGGCTAACTCTTTTTCGATAATTTTCATTTGCCGTATTGTTCTATTTCTCCAAAACTTTGTAACAATTTTTCTATGTTGATCAGTTAGCGCTTCTGGGCTTTTAAATACAGCTAACAAATCTCCTAAAATGCCTTCCTCTATTTTTGACTTGTTTGATCTGTCTGTTAGTGTTTTTAACATTTTTGTTAAATCGTTATTCTTATTAAGTACTGACATTTTTGTCCTCTTTCGATTTTTTTATTTCTTTGCCCCTGCTATCAAGAAATCGAATAACATTTATTCCACGTCTTCTTGCAGCCAAGACAGCATAATATTTCTTCTTATAGTTTCCAACAGGCTTAGAAAAACCATGCGAATGACCTAAATACGTTAAATCCCAAGTTTTATCATTTTTTTGTTGAATCTCCCCTTTTCCACCCATCTTTTCCAACTGGGATATCTTCTTCTCAATAAATAATAATTTATTTTTTATGTCTGTTAATCTATTCATTTAATCAAATTCATAATACCATGGCTCTTGCAATTCTCCAGTTTCGCTACTAAATTTTAATTCTGGTTTTCTATGCCCTTTTAAATATTCTTCTACATAATTTATAAAATAATCTTCAACTAAAAAAACCCTTGGTGCAGCAATGTTAGAATCATATACGTAAAACTCGGACTCAGGTCCTGCCATATTAGGATCATTGTCATAATAAATAATTGCCTTTTCTGGAATTTGTACCAAATAACAATATTCTCCATATGAAGTTAAAAATTCTCTTCTATCTGTCCAAATCCATCTAATTTTATACTCATCTAAAAAATCTATAACATTATCATACCAAATATCATGTTCGTCAGTATATTTGTCGGGAATATCCAATAAGCCTAACTCTGATGCTTTATCTCTTAAATTATAAGTTAATCCGTCAAGAACAAATGGAAATACATCCTCATAATTTTTTCCACCTTGAGCATAAGAAGATCCAGATCCTATAGTGTCTTCTCTTCCACGACTACTACGAGGTCTTGATTGACAATGCAATCCTACAAAATCAGAACTTTTTATAAAATTAATCATTCTATCAAAAAGAATTTGCAATCTTCTTTTTTGAGTTTTATGCTCTACTATCTTTGCAATTCTTTTAAGATTATTTATTTTTTGATTCATTTTGTCATCCACTAAAAAATCCCATAGGTTCAATATTTTGAATTCTTTGTTCAAGCAATTCAAAATCAGCTCTAGCTTCTGATAGTAATTGCTCCCCATCTAAAGTTACTGAACCACCTGGCACTGGAATTGCCTGATATTTACTTCTTATTCTTCCCAATATCTCTTTGGCGTATGCTACAATAGCCTTGTATAGTATTTCTTCATCTTTAGGACTTAATTTGTCCCCGTCAGCAACTATTTTTTTATATTCAAAAATAGCTGTTCCGCTTTTGTCAGGTTCTGGAATTATATTTAACAAACCATTCAAAATATCATATTCAAAATCAATTTCAGCACTTAAAATCCTTTTAGCCATCTCTCTTTGTTGAAGTGTTAAAACCAGTCCACTATAAATAAATTCGTTATCTACTACGTTTAATTCAAGAGGATATGTTGAAGGTAAATCTAAAAAATTCCAATCAGCAAATACATTATATCCTGTACTAAGTTCAGGTAACCATAAATTAACAACATCTATTAATTGATCAAATTCAGTAGTTGTTAATAACGTAGTTAAATCATATTCCTGAACACCTTCTGTAACAGAAAAACTTTTTCTTATGTAAATGCCACGTCTAGCAGAAAACCATCTAAAACCTTCATCAATTGCATCATCAATATGTAATGCGCTTAATTCAATGCACATCTTTCCGCCGCCAAGTTTTCTAACAATGTAATCTTTAAGTTTTGTCTTTCTAACGACAGCCATAATTAAAAACCATATATGTTACTATTATGAAAATAGTAAAAATAAATATTATATCAACAACGATTATTACTTTATCAATAAAATAATTGTTCCATATTTCTTTAAAAAATTTCCACATCATTTTCCAATTAACTGTTTAGCACTTTCAATTATCTTCTCAACTATTTCTTCATTTTTTCTAATTTGTATCGCTAATACGGTGGCTGACTCAACGTTTGCTATCGATTCATAAGTTTTATAGCCGGATGATCTTAATCGTCTGGCTATAACCGGTCCAACATAATCTAACATGGTTAAATCGTCAAAATTATTTTTGACATGTTCTCTAGTGTTATCTATTCTGGGCTCTAAAATAGAAAAACTTAATTGATTTTTGTCCTCTTCTTCCTCTTTTTTTACTTCTTCAACAGGAGGCAAAGTAGATGTATCAACTTTTTCATTGTCCCACATGTCCAATTGTTGACTTTCTTTTATCTCTATTAATAGAGGTGGTTTTCCTTCAAAAATAGATTTAGTCCATTTTTGGTATTTTGGATCTTTTAATATAGTATCTCTTTTGATAATAACACCTTCAAGCGATATGCGATCGCTTGGCCAAGAAGGATTTAATTTAAATATCATTTGTTGTCTATCCTTATTTTTTCAACTTAGAAAATTATCCATTGGAAAGGGGATAAAAGATGAGGTCCGGGCAGAGCCGAACCCCACCTTTAAGCTATGGGTTACGGTAGATTCTGTAAATTAATTATACCATAGAAGTTATTGTTTGTTAACTTTTTGGCGTAACGTGTCCGCATCCCTTTTCGGAACTGCATGTCGTCTGGATCTAGCACGGTAGAAGTTACTTGAAGAGGAACATATGGTGCATATACCATTCCTGCATCAAGAAATGTGCGACCCTTTAATCCAACTAAAATTTTGTCGTTTGGAAACAACGGATCGATATATACGGTCCAACGATTTTGAAGAACTCCCATTGTAAATACTCCAAAGCCTTCTGGGCCTTGTGGAGGTGTTGGAGCCGCTTGACCAAGTGTTCCTTGACCAGCTGGACCTGGACCTGGGCTGAATAATGATTTGAAATCTCCATGCGCTTCTAACGCCGCAAACAATACCGATGCTTGTGGAGAGGTTACCATCCAGTTGCCAGGACCACGAAGAGTCCGTTTACCAATTTCCTGACTTACTTTTGTACAAGGTGTTAAAATATTTCGATAATGATCTACTGGATTAACTGTTCCTGGATCAGCGTCGAACACAGCAGAGTTTCCAGATGCCACTGCACCAGCGTACATATCCATAATAAGTTCGCGGTCAATTTCCAATGCTACTTCTGATGCTACTCCAGCCACCAGCTCACCTTCGGCGTCCATTCCATGGATAGCTCGAAGATCGTCAGTTGCTTCAGCAGACCATAGCATGCGCAACTTTCTACTATTAGCCTTAATACTCTCAAGAGAAATATCAAGATTAATTTGAGGTACTGTATTAGTAGCAGCCTCCATATCATAATAGTAATTAGCGTAAACTGGTTCTTGATTTTTTACATTTGCATTAAAAGTAATATCATAATCACCAGTAGCAAACGTAATTGTAGATGCTGCACCAACATCTCCGGTTAAAGGCGATGCACCAGATGCACCAGCGGCATCATAAATACGCATATCGTTATCACTAATATCTGTAGAGATGAACTCTAACACTACCTGAGCATTTGGACATGCTTGATATGGTTTAACAGGCAACCAAGTAAGTGTACCTGTATAATTAGCAGTTAGACCGTCTCCAGTACCGATTAGCTCGTTATAGATATATTCAGAACTGTAAAACCGATCGAAGTTTTCAATCATATTATCACCGGCTGTAATTGTCCCCTTGGTTGTACCGTATTTGTACTCCCAGGTAAAAATGCCGCCAATAGGTCCGGTCATAGGCTGAATAGATGCTAACCGATTTCCAATAAGATTAGGCCATACGCGTCGGATCATAGGAAATACAAATTTAATAAAATCTGCAAAAGATCCGGTTGTAGTAGATTCTTTTAGTTGATAAAGGTGATTAACTTCATTTTCTAAAAGAATAGCAGTTACGCCGCGAGTGTAAGGATCGCTAATTCCTTCAAGCATTTTTTCCCATTTTTTACTAACTGCTCGAACGAAACTTCGATCCTGAATAGATCGTTTGCTCTCTTGTTCTAATAATTGTCTTGCTTCCACAATTTCCTCCATTTTCGAGAAAGTTTGTTAAAAATTTAAACTCCTGATAATTCACATAATCTCTGCATTTCTACGCCTAAAACGTTTCCCTCACTAAGAGTTTTTTTACTGTCATCATTGTTCTTACTTTCCCGACTTGAACGGAGTGTGGAATTAATTTTGGTAAACTCCTCACTTACGGGATTATCTGCTTTATATGTATCAATCATCTCATCAATTTGACTTTTATCTTTTATATTTCCACTATTAATATTTTCTTCTACTATCTTCTTAATTTTTATTCTTTGCGGTTCACCGTCCAGCTTGCGCTCTAGATAAATTCGCAATGCTAAATTCTTCGCCTCGTTAAAAAGTTTTTCATTATCACTTTTTAATCTTTCGTTCTCTTCTTTTAATTTTTCAATTTTTTCATTTTCTTCTTCTTTATGATCCATTACCTCCTTTGACGTTTCTATAGCTTCGTCAATTGCTTTTCCTAATTTTTCTAAACTATTAAAACGAGTTAAATCGCCTAAAATATTTCTAATCAAATCGGGATTATCTTCACTTTTAAGCCGCTGTTCAACATAGTATTCATAGCCAATCTTTTTAGAAACATCAGTCAACTCTTTATGATCACCCTCTAATTTTTCATATTTTTCTTTTTCATCGGCTATAACTTTTTCTATTTCTTCTTTTAAACGATTAATTTCGTCATCTTTCTTTTGTAACATGTCTTTTATATCTTCTGGCAAAAGAAACGGCGAAAGTTTAGAAACGATATCTTCAAGAACTACTTTCGCGCCAGCAATAGCTGGATCACTCTTCATTTCACTTTCAACTTCTTCCCGAATACTGTCTTTTGCTTTTTGAACATTTTGAATAAGTTTTTTTTCAAATTCTTCTTTTATGTCTTTCTTAAGACTCTCTTTAATAGCATTTTCACTTTTTTGTTGTTCCAGACTTTTAGCCTGAATTTCTTCCTGTAATTGTTTTACCAATTCAGGATATTTTTGTCTTAATTCACCAAGATTCATTAGTAAATCTCCTTTTATGTCAATGTCTTCTTCTTTAAAATCAGGATACGATGAAGCAACCGCGGGATCGGCTACAAAATCGAAAGTAACAAGCTGATAATCTTCTTGTACAATTTCATTTCCTCTACCATCAGTTCTTGTAGTTCCAAAACCACGACTAGATACGCCAACCTTTCCGCCAGCTTTTAAAATAGCTTTTAAATCCTTTCCTTTTGATGTGTCCATCACATCAGCTTCGCCATACACTTCACCATTAGGCTTTATATGAAGTGCTGTTACTATATGACTAGCTCTTTCAAGCCTGGTTTTTCCATCGCCAGGGTGATCTAGTTCGCCATAAACTTTTCGTTCGCCAATCATGTTCTTTTTTTTAGTAATTTCACGTTCCCATAATTGACGAGAATAAACTCTATTATTAGCAGTAGGCGTGTTGCTATACGCAAATTGTCCTTTTGCTACAATTTTTGTATTACCACCACTACCTTCTTCTATTAAATTACAGCTAACAGAGTTCCATTCGTCTATTAGTAATTTTTTATCGTCCATTAATAACCCCATTACCTATAATTGTTTCTTATTGAAAAATTTCTGGAACATCGTCATCGTTATTATCCAATGTTTCATCATTATCAACGTCTTCATCTACTTCATTTGTTTCATCTTCATTTTTTAAACTAATCTCTTCCCATTTTTCCATCGCTTCATGAAGTAAATTGACAATCCTGTCAATGCCTTCCTCAAGCTGATATTCAATATCTTCAGAAAGAGTATCCATGCTATAAATATTACTCATTGCCGACTCAGCTAAACTGCCGGCCAAGATCATGTCATCAATTTCTTTGCTAAAACTGTTTTCTCCCATAGCTTCAAATTCGTCTATCAGTTTAGCAGCAAGCTTTCTAGCATTGTCAAGACACTCTACATACTGTTCAAATTTACCGTCATCACCTCCCGCAATATATTGAAGCTCGTTAATCTTTGTGTCAACATTTTCACCATATCCACGAGCGCGAAGCTTTTTATGTGATTTGGCGACGGCTTTTTTATATGATGTTTTCTTTCGACGTCTTTTTTCCGCTCTTAGCATTTTGCCAGTAACTTTTTTAAAATAATAACCACCACCGGCTTTTTTAATCCGTCTAAATCCTTTTTTATGAGGACCCTTTTTACGCATTTTACCAACCCTGGTAAGCCTGCGTTCTCTTAAATCGTCAATATCTTCATCATCGTCTGTTTCATCAATTTCATCTTCATCTAGCTGATTACTCTTATCCTCGTTCAGGTTACCCTCTTCATCTAATCCCATTTCTTCCGCAAATTTTTGAAGCCCTAAATATTTTAAATCTTCTTCCAGTGAAGAAATTTTATAATTTCTATAATTCATTTTTCTATCCTCCCAAATTAACTATTTTGTTTAAAAAAGCATTAGCCGTTCTATATCGACTAATATTTTCTGTAAATTCATCGCACAAAAAGCCCATACATAACGGACAATGATTATTTTCCTCGATAAGTATACTTATTTTATCTTGAATAAGATTCATATCTTCTACAACATCATTAAAAAAGTTATTAACTTCTTTTGCAAAACCACCATCTGATAATAACATTATATTTTGTTTAATATTATTAAATTCTTCTATTATTTTAGTTAGGTCATCAATGATAGATTCGGTATAAAGATGAAAATCTTTTTCAGATACTTTTCCTATATATAGTTTTTCATATTTCCTATCTGAAAAAGTATCTAATTTTATATCTCGATGATTTTCTTTATAGGATTGAACAGCATTATCAATAAATTTTTTCCAAAATCTATCCTGATTAAATATATCTTTTACCGCCATCATAAAATCATTATTGGCCCTATCTTCACTTAATGATAAAACAAAGGCCAAATTTGATATCTTATCAATAGCATTATTATCATTTAAAATGTCATCAATAATAGATCCTGATAACTCTTTTATGGTATTTTCATTAATGACATATTTTGATATATCAATTTCTTCTGTTTCAAGAACCTCTATCTTATTATTTGTATTTTTAAATCCAATTCTATATATATTATTATCATTTTTAATTATTATTACGTGTCTTGGAAATGTTGCTAAAACTTTTACATTATCCTCCGGAAATAACTCTTTACAGAAAGTTTCCACTTTCTCAATCAATGTTTCGTAGGAACCGCTAGACAAATTCAATAAAAAATCTTCAGTAACAAATTTGCTCATATTTTAAAAATCCAGTACTAAATATCATCAACCTTGTAACTATTTAATATATTATATGATATGACAAACAAATGTACCAAGAAAAATAAGTACTTACTTCTATATTTTATAATTTTTACACTTATCTTGTTCTTGTGGCATCCTTTATTTCATTCATTAAATGTTTTAATTCGGTAATTTTACTGTTAAGTATCCGATTTGATTTAATAATTTCATTAACCTCATCTTTAGATACTTTTTTCATAGTTTTATCATTTTTTAAAAACTGTTCTTCTATAACTTTATATAATTTATCATGATTGCCGTCTTGTATAGCATTGACTGCTCTTTTTTTATTTTCTTCTTGTTCTTCTTCAGGTTGTTGTTCCATTCCTGTTTCTGGCTGTCCTATTAATCCAGCCAATTCTGGCGGTATTTGTCCCATTCTAATCTTTTCAACTCTTCCATCAATTACTGCCTTACGCAATTCATCCTGAGTTCGTTGTTTTAGCATCCTTTCTATCTCTAAATTAGACCAACCAAAAATATTTTCCATTATCCATCTATTACTAGCCCATTCTCCCATCCTTTCTGCCAATTCAGCTCGTGCAACTTTTATTTCCATCTGAGCTGATTCAAATACGGATGAGGGTACATTCATAAATACTTCAAAATCTATTGAAGACGGATCTAAGCCTTTAATTGCAAGATCCACTCTACAAACTTGTTTAAAACCAGCTTTTACTACTCGTTGTATGCGTAAAACTGACCGACAGAATCTAACATCCTCTTGAGCAAGCGTAGATCTCGAGATAGTATCTTCATATCCTAAATACGCACGTGGTATCTTCATTGCCGCATACAGTTTCATTCTCATATAGTCAACATCCTCTATGCTTTGATAAGATGGACCGCTAAGAACGTCTATTCTTGTGCTTTCTTTTCCCGATCTAGTAGGAACAAAAAAATCATCATCACTAGATAAGGGATTATGTCTCATATCTAGTTTGCCATTCTGATTAACAAACTTTCTCTTTTTATATTGTGCTCTAATCTTATTTACATATGCTAATCCTTCCTTTGGCGGCATATCTCCAATATCAACATAAAAAGCGTATCTCGATGGAGCACGTGTTAGCTTGTAAATCAACATGGAGTCTTCCATAAGCACCAATCGTTTCCATACCCACCTAGCTGGTTCCATAATAGAAATTCCGTGATTTCCACCTCGATTTTTTGATCTTAATCGAAAATGTACAACCTTCCATGGTTCAAATAAAACAGAATTACTACTCTCATCACGATAAGAACCACCAGGTAGCCCATCTTTAAGAATGTTTAAATCAATATCAACTCGGCCAGATAACGACTGTGTAAAGCCTAATAGCTCACCACGATTATCTGATATTCTCCGAGCTGTGGCCGGAGGAAGAAATGCTAACCCCTGTACTCCCTCATCATTAACTAAAATTTCTTCAAAATCGTTACCATATTTACAAGCAGTTCTAGTTACTTCCCATAAGATATCTTCAATTCTAACCTTTTTATGCATCATTTCATTTAGATTGTTAACAATGTTTTCATCTTCACCTTCAATCCAGATTGATTGGTTGCGTTCTGTGTCAGGAGTTGTTGTGTCATCTGCAAATATGTCTAGACCACTTGACAAATCAGCATATTCATCCATTTCTTCATAATCGCCGTACCTGCTTAAAAGATCTTGATCTAGTTTTAAATAATCACTAAGCGAATTAAAACCATATTGAAGAAAGATATTATAATCTTCTGCACCAATTGAAACAGTTTCTTCTCGTTTTTGTTCATGTTCTTTTTTGAATACATTTCTTATATATGATGCAACTTTGTCAGTAATGCTCATTTATTAACCTTATTTTTTTAGAACGATCATTTTACCATCTACAAGTTCATACATGTTGTTTTCAACATCAATATTTTTATTTTTTGCTGCCTTTTTAGCAGCATTTAATGTTTTATAACTACCATGTAATCGATCATATCCAAATTCCATTGTATATAAATGATACTTTTGACCTTTTTTAACTATTTTTCCAATTGAAGAACGTTGAGAACTATTAAAAGCTTCGTCAACTGATTCTTTTTTTATAGATTTTATATCTTTTACAAATTTAACAATAGAATTCAAAGCTTGAGATAATTTTTTATAATCTTTTTTAATATTTTTAATTCTAGTTAATAATTCTTTTTTTATATTTTCTGCTTCTTCATCATCTATATCTTCGCTGGTATCAATAAGTTTAATAGTATTGTGAATTAAGCTATCAACATATTCAAAAAATTTTCCAAAAGAAGCTATGTAAATATTTTTAAAAGATTCTATATTAAGCACCCAATCCTTGTTAAATTTTTTTTCTTTTTTGCTAAAAATACCTTCTACTATTTGCTCATCATCATCGTGTTCATTAGATGCTATAATTAAAAACGTAAAAAGCACACTTGAAAGTAACCCCGCTGCGATATCACTAATCTTGTCTACCGTCCATGCGATAGTTTCTATAGTTTTATACTTATTAGATAGTTGATTTATCCTTTTAATAAATATTTTCACATCATTCTTTAATTCATTTTGTAAATCGTTAAAATCATCTATTAATGATTCAAACTTATCCAATAGTCTTGTATCACTTTTAACAAACTTCCTTATATCAGATATATTCTTATTGAATAATTTACGATCCATTTTGTTAAATTTTTTTACTATATCTTTTATTCTTCCATAATCTCTTTTAATATTAAGCCGAAGACGTTTATTGACCGATTCGGTTAAAATACTATTTAATTCAAATAACAATACTCTAACCTCATTAAGATAGTTCATAGCTATTACTCCTAACCTATAAAAAATGGTAGTGGTTGACTATTATTAACAACTTTTTTATTTTTATTTCTTTCACCAACAACCCAAGATAGATCTTCTTTATACTCACCATTCGCCGATATACTATTTAGTAAAGGCATCGGCTCACCAGACATCCTAGTTGTCAATCCATAAACAACTCCACAAACAGCGTCTGCAACGTCTTTGCTTCGCTTGGGCAAATGATCCACCTTTCTTTTTTTATGATCTTCAATCAAATCTTTTATTTCATTAATAAAAGGTTTGTAATTATAATACCTTATGCGATCCTCGTATAAGGTTTGTTTTAACATGTCATAGGGATCCATTTTACGATCTACACTAATTATATCAGATATATAGCCTTTTTGCTTTAATTTCTGTTTAATTCCAGCAGATTGGTATGAATCCATAGAAACAAAACGAATAGGAAATCCAATTTCACTTAATGTATAAATCAATTCTCTAATAGCACCTTGGTCCACCTCGCCATTTTTGGGAGGCACTATTCTAAGCATTATATCAATAATAATAACTGGAGCATTTTCATAAACGAGCCCGCCAGTTTTTCTATTCCGTCTAACTATATTTATATATTCTGAAATATGACCCATGGCAAACCCGGTAGCATCACCTGTTAATGAAGGATCCAAATGAATATAACGTGGAGCAGTTGGATTTAAAATAGGTCTAGAAATATCATTTTCCTCATCTGTATGAAACAATTTATCCTTAATCGTAAGAGCCGATATGCTATCCCACTCTATAAACTCAAACGGATGTTGTCTATTATCTATAGCATTGTAAATTTTATCTCGATTAGTAATAAATGGTTTTATTGTAACTGTAGCTATTCCTGCAAATTCTCTCAATGATCGATCTATGTCTCTTTCGAAATCAATTCTAAAATTCTCAGGTACTTCAATAATTTTACATCCATCCTCTTTCATTTCATCTGTAATAAAAATTTTTTCTTCTGATTCTAAAATCCTAGAACCCATATAAGAAGATCCTACAAAAACTTTAAATCTCTTTTTTGTAAATCGATCTGGAGGTAAAACACTCCATTGAGAATAGTCACGAGCAAAAACAGTACTATCATTTCTTGATTCCAACAATCTGGTTTGAGTAAAATCGTCTTCTGTTTGCTTAGAAGATGGCAATATAATAAGGCCAGGAACCTTTCCAGAACGACCAAACCGTGACGTCATACGACGCGAAACAGAATCATATAACGCTTTTGCCTCGTTAATATCCGTAGCCGATCCGCCTTCTCTTTTTTTAAAATTAGACTCGTCAAAAAGAGCTGAATAAATATTCAGTCCAATAGCACTTTTTGTATTGCTCGATAAAGGAGCTAACCAAATATTTTTGGGAAAAATAATTTCATTCTTAGTAATCTTCGGTTGAAAATGTTCCATAAAATATGGACTATTTCTAATCATGTTTACTATGCTATCAAAAACAACCTTCTTGGCTAACTCTTTAGTAACATGAAATACTACAATCGCTATCATCTGCCCGTCGGCTTGACCATGGCTTTTTTGTGGACTTCTTAGGCAAGATATTTCATAAATTGTTCTACAAAGACAGACGTTTGAAAAAAAGGTTTTCCCTGTTCCAATCGCTCCGGTCATTATCACTTCGTGATAATTTCCAGAAAACAGTTCTATAAAATCTTCCTTTAACTTAGGCCATAATTCGTTACCAGTATTTCCAAAATAATAAGGATCCGTTATCCATGTTTCAGGATCTACAACCTCATGCTCATACTCTATTAAACGATATAGATCTATTAAACGATATTTTCTTTTATTACCTTCTTCATCCACCCAACTCTTATCGTTAGAGCCTGTTATTTCTTTTAAAAACTCTTTTAAAATGTTAAATTCGACTTCTGAAAGATTACTTATTCTTTCTGTAAAATCTCTAACAACCTCTTCTCTAGTCCTTTGAGAAGTAAATTTACCGCCGTCAATAATTACTGACATATAATCCTCTTATCTTTATTAATCTAGTATAAGATTAACCCTGTAATATTCAATAATTATTAACATTGGTACTTCTATTTTTTGTTTGACAATTATAAATAATATTGTATTGTGATAAATCATCTTATGATGACAGAAAAAAAATGTCAAAGCTAATCAAGTTTGAAAGGATAAAATAAAAATGGATGAAGAAGTTAAAAGAATAGCTGTTCTAACCTTGAATAAATCTAAAAAATTAGATGTCATTAAATATGATAATGAATTTTGGCTCATGGCAATGGAAATATGTAACACACTAGGAATAGCCAAATGTCATTATCAAGAAATACGACAATTAAAACCATTTAAAAATCAAAATTGGAAAACTTACGAATACATTAAATATCGACCTCACGGGAGCGACGGTCATCGACGTCAAAGCACTAGTCCCAAATTTTCAATTAATGTTAAAAATCTATTTCAATGGATTGAAAGTGTTATTCAGTTCGACATAAGAAATAGTTCCAAAACTAGTTTATGGAATTATTTTCCTCAATTAGTTCAAGCTCTTAAAGATCATCAAACTATTGGACCTGTCATTAAGGATTATTTACCCTCTATAAATAATAATGATTCTATAATTGGAGCATTTTATAACTTATCTTCAAAAGATAAATCAATTATTGACCCATCAGATATTATTAATGATAAAGATATTATAAAAAAGATGAAAACCTTTATTAAAGGTGTTAACGTTCCTTCTAAAAAACCAAACAATAACAACAATCAAATACAAAAAGAACCATCTACATTTTTAAATAATAAAGTCGATATCGAATATTATAAAAACGCTATTATAACTTTGCGTAGTTTATATGAAGATGCCCTATCTGAAACTGAAAAAGAATGTATTAGTGGTCAAATTAAGGAATGTATTAAAAAGATAGGAACGATTTCACCACCTTTTTCTCCACTTTTCTAATAGATTATGAAGATCGTTACTACATTCTCTTGTAGCCTGTATCCTGGATACGCTAACATTGTAACCTTCATCGTCGACAGGTCTAACATCTATGACATCTTTTATTAATTTTATCGCTTGCATTATTGTTTCAACATGTTCTTCGCATAAATCTTTTTTAAAAGTAACCAACAATCCGTTATAACTAGCTGACATTTATTTTTTGCCTCCTTCTTTAATCTTTTAAAAGAAAATAATCAAGATTTTTTTCAAATTCCTCTACTAGTTCTTACGATGAATAATCTGTCAAAATTACAAATTTATTCTTTCAACTCTTTAATATCAACTCCGCAATGTTTACAACATATACTAGTAAGTAATGGAATAAATTCGTGCTTGCAAACTGTTATTTTGGGAATAAACATACTTGGCGCTTTATTAACTCTTCGATCTTGAATCTTGGTTAAAAAAGGATTATATACTTGTATATCTACAGGTTGAACATCTTCATGATTTACCTCAAGAAGGATATTACTTCTTTCAAGAAGGATATTATTTTTATATATATGAATTTTATCTTGAAATTCTTTAATTGCATTTTCAATTAGTTCTTGAGGATAAATCCTACCATTTAGTGTTGGTAAATTTGCCGGCCTATCTATTATAATAGAAGGAGACAAATTATATAGTACAACTTTAGTTTCCATTTCTATCTCCATATCTTTGAAAAGAAGTTATAGTTCCATCCTTCTCGCAAACAGCAGCAATAGGCCCATATCCTTTTTCATCAGCACCGAAAAGACCATTGAGTATTCCTAAAATTCCAACAGAAAACTTTCCATCACAATTTTCTCTTACTTGTACTGATTCGTGAGCGGCTAAAGCTTTATTGCAAGGAATCCTATTTTTAACTAACAATGCGACTGCTTCAGGATCATGTTTAAAAATTTCATTTAAACAATTGATAGCATTATTAACAGTTATCTCTTTTTTTATCATAAGTTATCTCCTTTTTATATATTGCCCCATACGACATGAACTATTTTTAGATTCTACCTGTCCATGTTGACCACAGGGCGTTTCATCCCAATTACCCTCATGGACATTACCATGATCGTCTACTATTTTCCATCGTTTTCCATGAATAGTACAAACTGCCATATCTCCTTTCCATTTTAAAAACTTGCAAGGCCCATTTATTTTGTAAGTACCATCTGGAAGAACCACTGTTAAATACTGACAACACCAACCACACCTAAGACATATCATTTTGATTTCATCCCTAATCTTTCTTTTTTGTCAAATAATTTAAATACTTATAACCATCATTGGTAATAAGAATCTTACCATCCTTATGTGTGAATATTAAACCTTCTTCTTTTAAATATTTAACAACTAACTTTACATATTCTACATCTTTTAATCCTTCTTTAATATCCATTAAAGTCTTAATTTGTACTTCCTCACATACTGTCATAAGAATTTCATTCCAGCATTGGTCCGGAGTAACGCTCATCAAAATCATAATCTGTTCTAACTTATTGGTTCCTAGCAAAAGAAACCTGTCTCGATATTGATCTGGATACGTTAAACACTTATCACCGCAACATTGAATTTTGTCACCAGCCTGAATACTTCTTAAAAAACCATAATAATCCATTTCTGCATTCATAACACAATTTGTAACACAATCACTCCACCTAAAACGATGGATGTGTCCACATGAAAGCTTGGCTTCCAACTTTTTACAATCCCATTCAATAATGTTCTGAAAAGTTGGAATTCCTTTTACGAATCTAGTATCAACATAAATCATTGCCATTTAAAATTTTCCTTTTTATTGTTTTTAACTCTTTAATCATTCGGACTATGATCACCGCAACAATCCCAATTGTACACCGCGTCTCCAGAAGATAAAGCATCTTTTGCTACAGAGGGATGTTTGCAATATCCTGAAATATGCCATTTGCATGTATCGCATTCTATTTTAATTTCTCCCTCTTCACAAGAATCTTGGTAATTCACAATAGGCCACCCCCCTTGTGGAGGTGAACGCCTTTGACAATTTCCCATCGTAGAGCTGTTATACCTATAAAACCATCTACAATTATCGCATTCCATGATTTAATCCTTTTTGATATATTTTTTAACCTTCATGAACACAATATTCTGACTCACAATTCACACATTTTACACCGGTCCACCACGAATCCGAACCTACATAGAATTTATCATGTCCACAAATTGCACATATTAATGTTCTAGCTAAACCCGGTTGAGAATATCTCCCAATATGAAAAACCGTGTCTTTTTTATACTTAGCAGTGGGACAGCTAAATTTGGCTGCTATTTCTTTTTCTTTTTCGGTTAAATCATCCCAATCGAGATGATCAAACACACCAAGTTTTTTATGATATGCCATTCATACCTCTTAAAATGTTCCTAATAAAAATATTTTATCTTAATCAACCCTTACGCCAATCTGAATTAATAAAGGCCCGTCTTCCCATTTCACCCATAACACTTCTTTGATAATCGGGTAAATATTCGCCAATCACTATAGGATTAATATCCTCTTCTTTAATCTCTGGAAAAATAAATGGACGCCCACGAACCTTACTCATAAATTCTCCCCTCTCACCAAATACCGGGTTTTTAAATTTTTCAACCTGGTCTAATAGCGGCCAGGCATTACCCGTCCCCCAAAGGTATCCGTTCTTGCCGCCCTTCGGAACGAACATGATAGAATCTTGATTCCATTTTTTACCTAGTCGGCGCAACTCTAATTCAAGATCTCCAAGGTCATTTATATCAACAACAAAAAACGACCCCTCCCTAACCTCATACTCAGGCTTCTCTGGATCTGTGCTTTTATAATTTTCAATATAGATCCCTCGAATTTTAGTGACCACGTATTTTTGTCCCAATTCTGCCCGCAATCTTAGATTGCGCGACTTGTTTTGCTTGTAAGTCGGTTTTTCAACTCTTCCATCCAGATGCCTAATCTCCCGACGATGGGCAGTGATAAATCCAGTATCATGATTCTCAATATGCTCTTTAATCCGAGAAAGGCTCGATTCATACAAAATACCAGGTTCACCATTTGCCGCCGCTATTATTTTTAACTCTTCAACTAATTTCATATTCTATCCTCCTGCCAATATTCTATCATTTTTAGCTCGGAATTTAAAACTCATGGACGGTAGATTTTGTCCAGGAGCATTTTTTAAGAGCCCATTCTTGTAAGTGCTTGATTTTATTAGATCGGGATTTTAGAAGGCTCGGAATTTAAAACTCATGGACGGTAGATTTTGTCCAGGAGCATTTTT